CTACATTGGTATATCTATTCTGCCTTATGACCATGAGGAACTAAACATAGAAGATATATACCCTTCGCTTAAGGTGAATGCAGCATGAAAATGATAAAATCAAGACAGAATTATAAATGTTATTCTTGTAAAAGTAAAATTTCAAAGGGCGATTTATATAGAAAAAAGAGTGTATCTATAGGAAGCCCTCATAAACCAGACAATGTGATTAAAAAAGACAATGGGATGGTTGTTTATGAAATGCAAGGCTTACGATTTGACGTACAGATTTGTTCATCGTGTGTAGCAGCATGAGATACAATTTTATAATCACTTTTGACTCTGGGTTTTACCAGTTGTGGAATAAAACGTCAGACAATGAATGGCAGATTACATTTGAATATGAGCAGCAACTGTTAAATTTTATGAAGATGTTGTTGGCAAAAGTTGAGGAGTTAAAATGACAAATACTATTAAAATAGAGAAAAACATTCCTATTCCAAAAGGTGGACGCCCAAAAGGTGAATTAAGAAAAGTTATGGAAGCCATGAGAGTAGGGGACAGTATATTACTGTCTGATAAACATATACAACACGCAAGAGCATTGAAGAGCAGATGTGGAGTTAATATTACTGAAAGAAAGCAGTCTGATGGAACCTTTAGAGTGTGGAGAGTAGAGGAATGAGTACTGATATGGTTCAAGCCCACAATTGGAAGCCTATAGAAGGTACAGTCGAGAAGCTAGAAAGTTATAGTGAGTACTGGATATATAAAGAACAGATTGATGCTCAGATTGATTGGCTTAATGATTTAGATAGTAAGGAGAAGGCTAAAGATTGGCAAACTTACAAGAGCCTTCTTAACTTATTAGCCTCACTCAAAGAGAGTTGCTCTGGATGTGATGGTGTAGTCATTGAAGCAGGAGATAACTAATGTTTTGTCATATCAAAAAATCTTTTAAACAATTAAATGCAGAGCAAGGTAAAGATCTTCATGTACGATTTGGGGTTGTGGCTGATGGCAAGTTCAAAGGCATCTCTTATAACAACGCTCTTGTAGATACTTCATCTATATCTGAGATTGTATCTAGGTTACCTGAAGATAAAATTAGTATTCAGTTTATGGCTATTAATAATGAAGTGCCGCCCCATGTGGATAACGGTATTAATACAGTTATAAATATATATACAAAAGCAGGTGGATACACGACTACGTTTCATAAAGCTAAAGAAGGAGCCTCTAAGCACCGTCTACCTAATCAAGACAGTGGCTATGTTTGTGCATGGCATGAAGTAGATGAGGTAGATAGCTTCATAGCTGAAGACGGGGACGCATGGATACTAAATGTATCAGAGCTTCACAGTGTTCACTCAGGTGAAGGTGATAGGTCTGCCGTGTGTATCAATACTGCCATTGAATATGATGAGGTAGTAAAACTCTTGGGGGATTTACTATGAGACTGTATAAATCCAGTAAAGGCCAGTGGGCAGGGACTCAGAGAGATGCTCAGAAGAACTTCCCCCGTGATTGGACAGAGGTTGACGTACCTACTTCTAAAATGGAGTTAATCGATTGGTTAAATAGCCATGAAGTAGGGGCATCAAGGGAGAGGGCTGTTGGGCAAGAAATTGTTACTTCAGCCCCTCACCCTGATCAATTAAACCCAGATAGTCACTCGTGGGTCAAGTGGGCCTATGAAACTCTTAGGCGTGGAGATAAGTCTGAGGCTGAGAAGATGCTCTACAAGGGCCTTACTTATCAGAAGGAGTTGGCTAATGGCTAAATCAAAATTAAGAGGTATTATAGTTTTAGATATAGAAGTGGACAACTTACAATCTGCTGACCAGTTCCAGAAAAAACTTGGGATGGTAGCATGGGGATTACAAAAGCCTGACTTAGTAGAGGGAATAAGAATTACTCAGGTTCAACATGAAGTGCCTTTGAAAACACGCAGAGGTAGGTCTGGTCCTATAAAAGATATTACAATTAGAGGTACAAGAAAACCAAATAAAAATGGTAAGAATACAAAAGGTAACACACTACTAAGAATATATGGGGGTAAATAAATGGCTAAAGTTAAAAAAGGATACCATGAGTTAGTTTGGGCTGTCAGTGGATTAACTGAATTAATTGGTCAAGCGTTTGTTTCTTCCGCAGATGAAGGTCGGAGCTTTCACTGGGCTGATGATGATGGCTACTGGTTCAGTTTATATATGAAAGATGTCACTGACGAAATATATGCTGAGATAGGTGACAATCAGTATGGCAAAGATAAGGAAATGTATGCAGCATTAGGATACTGTCAGTACCACGGTATCAGACATAAAGGAGTAGGAGAATAATGAACAGGTGTCACGGAGTAAGAAGTTTAGGATTAGATCACTCAAAGAAGTTTAAAGTCTTTGCGGTCTATAATAATAAACAGGACCGTGAAGCAGAGTCTAGATTAGCAGATTGGGGATGGAACTTGTTTCCCCCCAAACTCAATCTATTAGAGATAGGTGAAACTCATTGGTGTATGAAAACCAAGAAAGGTTATGAGAGGTTAAACTAATGTTATTAACTGCATCACTTACTTGTTTAGCCTTAAACATATATTTCGAGGCTAGATCAGAAGACCTAGTGTCTCAAATATCTGTCGCGCAAGTAACTTTAAATAGAGTAGCCAGTGAGAAATACCCTGATACTGTCTGTGGAGTAGTAACCCAGAAAGATCAATTCTCTTGGTATTGGGATGGAAAGAGTGACAAGCCTCGTGAGAGAGCCGCATGGCGTAAGTCTCTTGCATTGGCTGAAGCTATACTAGACCACCCAGAAGCTATCAGAGTAAGTTGTGTGGGAGAGGCTACACACTATCACGCATCTTATGTATCTCCCAACTGGAGTAAATCGTTTACCAAAACTTGCAAAGTAGGCAATCACATATTCTATTCAAATACTATTTCAAAAGTAAAACCAAAGCTGAGACAAAAATAATACTTGCCAAATAATTCTATGCCTGTATAATTGGGCTATCGCCGCTAGGTGATATACAACTAAGGACCATGACCAATGACCTACCAAGAACAATTATTAGTAATAAATTCTATACCTATAAAAGAAGGCGAGAGAAAGATAATGACTTGCCCTTCTTGTGGTGGGTATAAGAAGTTTTCTCTTAAAAAAGAAGATGGCTCACTGTTATGGAACTGCTTCAGGGCATCATGCAATGTGAGGGGAATATCTAGAGGTAGGGTTCCTATAGATAAAGCTAAGTTAAAGTTTATAAAGTCAGCATCTTCTACATCATGCGAAGTAAAAGGAAAACCTCTACCAGAGATTACTACTTCAGTAGAGAACTATGATCCTGCGATTGATTACCTTAGATCTGTAAATAGTTTAGAGGCTTATGAGAATAGCCTTATAGATATTAAATACAGTCCATCAGATGAAAGAGTAATATTCTATGGTAGTAATGGCGCTGTAGGACGTACTCTAAAGTCTTATGGACCTAAGTGGGTAACCTACGGGGATGTATCAGATGGAATATCTGTAGGTAGTGGAGATACTGCCATCTTAGTAGAAGATACTCCGTCTGCTTGTTCTGTTAGTAGAATAGCTAATACAGTGGGCATATCAATGTGCGGAACCACTCTTACTAATAATCTTAATATCAAGCTTAGTCAGTATGCAAATGTATACCTAGTGCTTGATAGAGATGCTTCTAATAAATCTATTAAGATAGTTAAGAACCAGAACAGAAATATTAAAATGCGTATACCATCTAACGATCTAAAGTATCTGAGCCAAGATCAAATTAAGGGGCTTTTATTTTTAGATCAATAATGTTACAATCGAAACCTAGCTGAGTAATATAAGGACCAATACATGAACCACTCACTTCTGAAGAACTGTTTGAGAAATTTGTTCTTCGAAGAAAACAAAGGGAAGCTTAGACCTTCTCTCTTCGAAGAAGAAACTAGAGAAATATATAACTGTATATCTGAATGCCATGATAAGTTTGGTAAAGATATTACACCTCTAGAACTCTTCTCCTACTGGAAATCCAAAAATCCTACATCTACACAGGCATGGGACAATTCTATTGAAGACATAATCAATAGTATTGGCAATGCTGAACCTATAGATGATGAAATATCTACAACAGTAATCGAACGTCTGTATCAGCAAGACATTGGTGCAGAGATAGTTAACTATGGCATAATGATTAACGAAGGTAAAATTACGGCTATGGATAGCCTAAAGCAATTACTTCAGAAATGTCAGGGTGACTTCACAACTAATGAGTTTGGAGAGAAGGTAACTGACAATATCTACGAACTACTAGCAGTAGTGTCAGATGATAACCGTTTTCAATTTAACATCCCCACCTTGAGCCGTGAAGTATATGGTATTGGTAGAGGGGAGTTTGGTGTTATAGCTGCCTATTCTAATGTAGGTAAAACTGCATTTGCAATCAGCCTCTGTGCAGCCCCTTCAGGTTTCTGCCAACAAGGTGCTAAAGTTGTTTATATAGCTAATGAGGAGATTGGTAAGCGTACCAAGCTTAGAGCCATACAATCCTACACGGGAATGACTAGGGATGAAATCTCTGAGACACCTGAAGATGCAGCCGCCAGATACTCAGGGATTAAAGATAGGCTAATATTTCAAGATGCCCAAGGTTGGGACATTACCACACTTGAGGCTTACTTAGCCCAAGAGAAAGCTGACGTAGTAATAGTAGATATGGCTGACAAGATAGCCTTGACTGAGAAGTTTAACTCAGG